GTTCCACACCCAGGAGATCACGAGCAGCCCCCAGAATCCGGCGCCAATCGCATATCCGAAGTGCTTGTCGAGCATGATAGACGCCGCGAACGGCACCGTACCCGCCAGTGTTCCGACGATTCTTTCAAATCCACTCATCATTGTCCTCTCTTGCCTCCAAAATTTACCCACAACCATTCTTCGTCTTGCTTGGCTTCGAGTACCTCGCTGCTCAGAAGCGTTCCATCCGTGAGGATGTGGCGGGCGTATCCTTGAACCGCCCGGTGAACCCATGCTGTCAGTTTCATGGCACGATGGCAATCCTCAGGTTTGCCCTCGCTACACATTAAAGCGATGCGCATCCGTTCCGCCATCCCCAGGATTTGATACATCCTTCCGGTGAAGGCGGCCGACGTCACGGGGATCTTGTCCCGTCCCCCCAGCTCTTTCCCGGCCCAGTAGTAGTCAATCCCGGCGCCGCGCACGTGGTCCCGCAAGGCGTCCCGACAGAAGTGCGGAGAGAAGCGAGAGTAGGGCTTGCTGCGCACGTCGACCACGGCCCGGATGTGGTGCTGGCGGAGCAGCGACAGGAAGTTCTCTATCGAGTGGTTTGAGTGCCCAATGGTGAACATGCCCGGCCCCGCGTCTTCCGTCGGACCGACCACCGCCTGCCCGGGTACGATGCAGGCGTACAGGTCCGGGCGGGCTTCCGCCATGGCTAGATGTTTACACCAGCGGCGTCCGCGGCTGTGCTCAAACGCAGGGCACGTGCAGGCCGGTTTTTCGGTGTCGACTTTGTAGGCGGCCTCAGGCGTGGATACGCTGGGGACGATGAAAACGGGCACTAGGGGGTTCCTTTTCTACGGTTGCCGGGATAGTAGCAGTCCCGGGCAGGAAGTCTATAGACGGGCCTTCACACCCGCTATGTGGCGTGCTACGGCCACACCCGATACGTAGGTCTCTACGGCCACACCCGTGTGGAAGGCATCGTAGGCATAATCCAGAGAGTACCCATCTTCCTCTTGATTCCCGTCTAGGGAGAATCCTAGGAGCCGTTCGGCCTCGTTTACCCACCCATGCCACTCGTCAATGTGCGTACCCAAGTCGACGCGCTCCACCAACCGGGGGCTCTCTTGGGCACGGATCTCATTCAGCATCGCTCTCTCCTCAGGCCCTAGCTCGCCGAGCATCTTCTCAAAGCGCGCATCGCTTACCGGTGGCAGGGTGTCGTTGATTGCGTCCATGCCTTACCTATCGGCAGCCCTCACCTAAACTTGAGAGAATTCAGCTCATGGCCTCAGCTATTTCGGCTGCCGCGGCTTCAGAGGCCGTTAGACCGAGGGCCAACGGCGCGAAGTCGATCATTTGACCGCCCGGCACAGAGCCCTGCGGCACGAGGATCCCCCGACACCGCGGGTGAAAGGGCGGCCGGTTCCATTGCTTCGCCACAAGCTCGCCCTCCGACATTTCAGACAGCTCCGAGATGCCCTCCCGAGACTGGGAAGGCCACGGTTCGGACGTCGCCAGCTCCATCGGATTCGCGGTCATGAGAGTGCTGAACGAAGCGTCGAGTGCGGGCTGCACGCTGAAGGTCCGCCCGTGCATCCGCCGGCAGACCGCGCACGTCACGAGATCCAGCACTTCGGATATCTGATAGGTGCCGGCCCCCAGGGCCGCGGCTTGCGATAGCGCGCCAAACGACGCGAGCCGTGAAGTCGTCAGATTCGCCGCCGTGTCGATAGCGACGCCACCGCTGGCGACCGCCGAGTTGAGCTTGCCCGCGAGCCCGGGGATGATCGCCTTGAACACTGTGTTCTTGTCGGTCTCCTGTTGCTCCCATTCGTCGAGCACGTCCATCGCGCTGAGCCGCACGGCCTCGATCGATTGCTCGAGGCCCACCGTCATGATGCCCGCGGCCATGACGATCTGCACCGGCTCGGGCTCTTTCCCACGTGCCAGCTCTCCATCCTTCACGACGCCGCCCACGAAAAAGCTCTGCCCGAGCATGTAGGCGCCGAGCGCGATCTGATCGATCAGGCCCGCTTTGGCTTGCATGGTGGGAGCGAAGGTCAGTCCACGGATCGCGCGCTTCGCCTCGGACCATTCGCCCGCGCGCGCGTGCTTCATGGCTTTGACGGTGATCTCGTTCGCAGTGCGCCGGCGCCAATCAAGGTACAATTTGCGGGCCAGCGACTCCTCCAGCGTGATGAACAATCGATTTGAGGCCATTAGCTCAGCCTTGTTCGCTCGTGATCCACCTCGAAGACCTGCGTGATCAACTCATGAGCGCCGTTCGGGTCATGCTCGAATGCAGGCAGCAAGTGAGCTACCAGAAGCGTCCGAAACTGATCCATAGAGTCGGCGTCGAGCGTCACGACCTTCTCCCGGAGTGCTTGGAATGCGCGAGCCTCTTCCGGCCGAGCGAAACCTATCTGCAACACCTCGCTCATGTCAGCCGCTAGTGAAACGATTCCGGGCAGGAAGTCGTACTTCTTGACCGGCTTGCCTTTGTCGTTGACCGGCGGTTTCTTCTTGTCGCCCGGCTTTTTGTCGCCGGGATCGTTGGACGTCCGCAAGAAGCTCAATCGAGTTTTCAGCTCGAACTCTCTATCCCGCTGCGCGCCGATCTCATCCAACTCTTCGTCGCTCAGCGTGAGGTTCGGCCAGCCGACCACTTCGCCGACCTTCTCCACCAGCGTCTTCGGCGGGAGCAAGGTCTTGATCAGACCCAGGCCCGAGAGCTGCTTCTCGGCGTCCGCGAGCGAGAGTTTCTTCGATCGGTAGATGTACTTCTCGCCGTTCGGTAGCTCCGGCATGAGCTTCAAGTTGATATGCTCATCGAATTCGGCCCGCTCGGGTGCGAATACCTGAGCCTCGACGACCAGCATCGATGACAGGGCAGTAGCGAACGTGAAGTCGTCGCTCATGCCCAGGAATTGTGAGGGGATGCGGAAAGAGCGCTGCGTCCGGTGGTCGCAGCGTTCGATGTAGTTCTCGAAGAAGCTATCACTCTGGCGCTCGCTGCCGAACCGTTCGATCTGAATCTTGACGTTCGAAGGCTTGTCGATATCGCCGCCGGTACCGTAGGCCTCCAACACAATAGCCGCGTGTCGGTTCGGGCCCGTCGCCATGAAGTGGTCCCTCAGTGCCTTCTCAGCTTCGACCGCTAGGGCGCCACCGGAAACGATCACCATCATGGGCGGGATGCCGCCCGAATCGAAAAACATGAGGTTGAACTCTTCCGCGCGCCGTGAGCCGATGACGCTGGGGGCGTTGCTCCACCATCGGGGCAAGCCGTACGGGCTGAATGGATCGCGCTGATTGATGTAGTGAATGATCTCGTTCGCGCGGTCTTCAAACTTCAGGGTATTGAGAGGCGACCACTCGCCGGTCTTCTTGTTCAAGTCGCGGCTTGCGCCGAAATCCTTAAACCAAACGATGTTCTTACCGAGCGCTTGCACATACCGCCGCTCCCGCACGGACACGACCACCTCCTGATCAATACCGTTGCGCTTCACGGTCTTCGTGACGTCGACCGCGTCGTCGAGGCGCACGAGGCGCACGTTCTTGGCCGGTATGATCGGTTTCCAGAACACGACTTCTTGCTTCGCGTTCCGCATAATTTCTAGGTAGGCGTTGCCGATGCTCTCTTGCTCGCCACGCATCGCACGCCGTTGGGTCAGGAACGACTGCCCGGGGAACGGCTCGTCGAAGTATTCTTGAATGGCGGCCTTCTCTGCTCTCTCAATCTTCTCGGCGGCGACCTTGTCATCGCCTTCCTTCTCCTCATCGATCAACTTCTCGTTGACGATAATCTCCGCCCCGGTGCCATCGATGTTCACGACCATGACTTCAATCAGAGGGGGCAGGATCGAATTCTTGCTCACGAGGTCGGCTACGACGTCGAAGTCAAAAGGCGGCTGAAGCAGCTGATCGCGGCTCCCGGGTACGGTCTGGAAATTGATAAACGCGTCATGGACGTCGGCGACTGCCGGATTCACGTCCGCCTTGTTCTTTTTCCTGCCCGGCTTGATCGGGGTGGGGGCGGCGTGCTGGTTCAATACCCCGAGCGACTGGCTGGCTCCCCCGTTGTAAACGATCACTCGGCCCCGCTTCTCGGGTTCGGGGGCGGGGGCGGCCTTCTTTACGGGCGTGGCTGCGGTCTTCTTCACGCCAGAGGTTTTCTTGGTGGCCATCTTCGCATCCTAGCAGATGTAGAGGGCCTACGCGGCTATCGGGAATTCCTCTAGCTCGCCCATGGTCGGCCCGATCTCGGCGTCAACCGGGAATGGTATCTGGTGGTTCCACTCAAAAGTATCGCGAATCGGAAGTGCCATCACCACTTTAGCAGCTTCGGCGAGGTCCGCTTCGATTGTGTCTACGTGGCCGTATCCATTGAGACTGTCGTGCGTCATCCCCACCGTATGGAAGCGCTCTTGCCTCGTCTCGAACCGCTTCTCGACTTCGGCCAATCCCCACAGGCACAGGTCCGACAGACACGACTGTACCGGGGAGTTGATCGCCTGCCTCTCCGCCCGTGCAACGACCGAGCTATCCGTGCTGTCGATGTGTGGTAGGTGGCGGATCCGCCCCAGCGGGGAGCGCACGGCTTTGTCC